GAAAACAGTTTAATGGAAATAGAACTATTGGAACTTTGGAAACAACTTAAAGAAAACAAAAATATTAAAGAAAATAGTAAAAAATCACATATGATATAAGAACCGATGATATCAGCACTATTTCTATGCTCTCCTCTCGTATTCATATTCGAGTTCGGACATTGATATTGAATGATTAGGACCGAATCGATTTCGTACTGCCTGGTAAATGGCTTCACGGTCTTGCTTTCGCAATGCCCCAAATTCCGGTTTTTGGAATTCTACAAGCCTAGTTTGTTTCATAGCAACCTTCTTATAATACTAGTATGACCACATTCAATATTATGCCAACAATTGTGCCGACAACGCATTCCAAACTAAATACATCATTTTCTTCCATTTTACATCACCTCACTTTTTACCAATTACTAATAGTACTTACTAGAATAAATAGTTTACGGCTGAAAAAAATATGTTATTGCAATTATTATTTTGTTATTATTACTGGTTCTTCGAATATGTCTCTACTTAATGATATTTGTTTATTTATGCTTTCCATGAAGTCGACCAAATAACTTATTGTTTCGTCATATGTTCTGCCATTTTTAATATTATCTAATCGATCCTTTGTTGAATCACTCAACTTGATTGTTTTTGTCATCATTTATATATTCCACCTTATTTTATTAGTATACTATAGTAAGTATACTAAAATCATAGTATTTATAGTTTTTGCCTGATTTTCATTGATTTTCATTGACTTACTATATTTATAGAAATTATTAATATATTTATACAGTTTTTTTAAAAAACCAATATCTATTACTTATACTTATACTTATACTTACTTATATTTTATACTTACTTATACTTATGTAATATAGTAAATATATAGTAGTAATATAGTAAATATAGTTAGTAGTTATTGATTATATAGTAATATAGTAGTTATAGTAAAAAATATAAAGAGCTTAAAACTTTAGTAGTATAGTAAAAGTTTTTACCGTATTACCTTATTAGACAATTTACGGGTATTGGTTTTTGGAAAATTTTGCAATAGGGTATGAAGAATTTTCAAGACGTTTACTGGTAACGGTTTTGGACAATACGTAGTTTAACTATAATTAGATATTCAAAACCAAAAACTATAAGTACAATAAAGTTAAAACTTCCTAATATGAAAATTATCGACTATGACGTATCTAAAAGAATTCCGCCAATCACTGAAAACGACGTTGAAACCAAAATAATCATATCACATAGCATTTCGGATGGGGGAAACAATTTCATTGATTATGTAATAAGAAACAATGATGGAATATTTATGTTTCGTGGTAATTTAAAAAATTGTATGACGGATAATTGGCTCGTTGATGTCAGTACATGGGAAGATAGATACAATAATGGTAAAACAATAATGGACTTATTATTAAAAAAACAAACTGAAATGGAAAAAGGAGATGGACAACAATACATTATATTGTGGAATCCTACAATGACTTATTGAAAATAATAAATACTTTTGATATTACCGGAAATCTAAAAACCGAACTAATGGCTTGCTGGGAGAAACTTCCAGTTAACCAAAAAGCTTAAATACGATCATAGTGTTTTATAATGTGCCCCCAAAAAACACCGGAAAGCCAGGAGACAAGATTTTTCTTGTTTCCTAACTTTTCGATGAGGGAAATGAGGTGACTAAAATGCAATCAACTGAGGAAGAAAGATATCAACGTTCCAAGGCATCATATGAAAGAAATGGGTGGAGGATTGTCGAAAATGATATCGAAAAACCTTATAAAATATGTCCAATAATTCAACGGGCTTGCATAAAAGAACAATGTCTTGCATATACATATATAATTTCTGGGTTTTTTGATGGTGAAAGAGATCAAATGTGCTATAAATATAAATGCAGTATATTGAATGTAGCACTGGGATAGGTGATGCGTGTGAAAACATTCACGGACCCCATACATAAGATTCCACAAATATTGGAAACCGAACCGAACTAGAAAAATTGGGAACGAAAATATTTTCCCCTAAACCCTAATTTTTCAGCATTTAGTTTATATACTAGAGTCCGAAATCGCGGGGAAATCAATGCAAAAACCCACGATCTTTTTTCTATAATATCAAAACTACTACCTAAATTAAAACTGATTTTAAGCGCTTAAAACGTTTATATAGCAAAGTAATTATTAAAAAACGTTTATAATAATAGCTACCAAAAGTTATAAATAAAGGCAAAACTAACAGTTCGTTATGAAAGATACAATTAAATTAATTCTTGAAGACGTAGACAAAATACCCGAGGACTTTCATGAATTAAAGAACATGCTAGAACAATCGGAAAATCCAAACGAAAAAATGCATATCAATAACATTTATAAATTCAAAAATCCGATGTTAAAAATTCCTAACATTTCAGAGGACATAACAAAACAAATTGTGTTAATCCATACGATAATAAATTATTCAAAATTCATAGGTATTGTGGTGAAGGTTCGTGAAAACAAATACGCAATAAGAGGGACACAAATCATAAATTCCCGCTATGACTCAGACATAACAACATGGGTAACTACTGGACATTCAATACTAGAAACAATATCGAAATTTCAAATTGCCATGGGCAATAATTATGTAATGTTTTATGTAATAAGAAATAAGGAAGAAATGTTATGTGTCTTGAATGAATTGTTGTGAATGGTTTTATCCTGTCCAGCCGCCTCCAGTTCTTATAACTCTTTTTGGAATCCTTGTTGGAATAGAAACATTATTAGTAAACGTTGATAGGTAAAACAAAGCCTGTGTCATGCTATCAACCTGGTCGTCGTTTTTTCCAACCGGGAACGATGCAACTTCTTCCAAAAAATCATGTATCCAATCGGCGTTTTGTGGCATAGGTAACCATACGTTACCGGCTTCCACGTATGGTGTAATTGCGCGAGCCCTAACTACCTTTCCGCCTTGTGGTTCAACGGGAATAAGACCGGGTACAGACCGTTTTAACATTGTTATTATTGCTGGACCATTTGCTTTATCTTCTATTAGTTTTGCGGACGATGTTGGCCATTTCGTTGAAAGCGTTGTAATACTTTGCATAGTGGCAATGACATCCATTTGGGCACGAACCTGATCAAGTAAATAGAAGTCGGATTTTTTTCTTCCCCATACTTGACCGACGACATAATCAGTGTCTTCCGCATCTTTGAAAGTGCAATCCCATGATTGTATTATGATATCCATATGGGGTTCGAGGTCTTTTGGTTTTTGGATATAGAATTGGTTTTTGTGGGTTGGATCGATGTCACCAGGTATTCCCCACCAGCCCCTATTAAATATGGCACCACCTGATGGGCTTGGATGCTGTTGGTAAAGTGACGCCCAAGTATAAGAACCGGCGCTAATTTTAGTAGCTTCCAATTCCTCAGCATTTCCGAAACGTTCGGGCCATAACGCTTCGCCGACTTGCCGTGGATCTTGTGGTTCCAGTGGATATTCTGCAATCATTGGGAATTTTAAAACTGTCCATTGTTCTGCCTTTGGGTTTGATGCTGCTAACGCAAGGAGTCGACCGGAAAGATCATCTTCGTGCCACCTAGTTTGCGTGATCAATATACGGGCATCCATATTAAGTCGTCTAGTATAAAAGTCGTCTTTATACCAATTATAGATACCGTTTCGGATGGTTTCTGATTCTGCGTCTTTTCTGCCACGAATTGGGTCATCAATAATACCATAAAAGAATCTTTTACCAGTGATAGATCCACCAACACCAGCGCACTTATAATAACCTACATGGTTTACAATTTCAAAATTTTCGGTATTACGCTGATATGATCTGGTTGTTGATATTGTTTTTACGTTTTTGCCGGATAGCAAAGTTTCTGGGAAAAGTTCGCGATATAAGTCATCGTCTATAATTCGCTGGACGTCTCTATTCATGTCGGATGCGAGTGAAGCAGAATAACTTGTGGCCATTATACCGATGTCGGGATTCTTGCCAAAGATCCAGGCGGGCAATCTTCTGGAAACCAATTCAGACTTTCCGCTGCCGGGTGGAAGAAATATCATAAGTCGTTTTATGTCACCAAATGCCCAGCGTTCCAAGTAATCACATATGATCTTGTGGTGCCAATTAACAGAATAATCTGGTTTTGTGTATAAGGTAAAGTCCAGTAAGTGTCTTCTTGCTTTTGCTTTTTGTATTGCAATGTCTCCTCTTTCTCCAAGTAACCAGGGAGCAATGTCACCACTAGGGGTTAAGATCGGCGACTTCAATACAGGAAGCGGATTTTCAAGTTTTGTTTTTTTCATGGTAGCGCAACCAAAAACTATTAATACTTGTAAGCGTAATGTTAACTTGGTGATGGATGTTGAAAACGATAAAGCCTGATGCAAATGGCGTATTTCCAATAATTAATGATGACCTTGATAGTAAGATTATTGTAGTGGTTGATGAATATAATGAGGAAAGATTACCTGTATCATATTTTCTGCTGGAGAACCAAAGCAAAGTGCTTTATCATATACCTTCTATGAATATCGTAAATTTTCATATAAACTTGTGTCAAACGGAATTGAGAGATTATCAAAATTTGTTTAGGATATTGGGTTCGAAATATAAACCATTATGGGCAATCACCTATTTTATTATATTTGATAGTATATATGAATACATGGAATGGAAAGCAAGGACCATTCCCGGGCAGAGGTAATCATGGACACCTATAAACTAGACAGTAATGGCATATTAAAGATTATTAATTTTGATAAATATGAATATATAGTAATGGTTTCTCGTATTGTTATATTCAATGTATATAAATTAACATTTTATCATAGAATAAATAAAAATGGTAATATAATTAATTTACATAGTGGAGATGGTTTCAATATAGGATGTGACTATGATTTACAACATTTGGTAAGTAGTTTTATGAATGCTAATTCAGAGTGTCTTTTATTTAAAAATCGCATAGAATTCCTTGAATGGATCAAAGAACAGCCAGGATTAAAAAATGGTGTATTCTACAGAAAAAATATTATGTCGGCTGACTAGTTTCTAGAATGTTCTCCCAGTCAAACTTTATTACATTAAGGTATATTTTTCCGAGGCCATTTTTTTCACAATCAACACATACCTGGAAGTCTTTCAGGTGTTCCATGAGTTTCTTTCCGGAAAGATGCTTTTCCACAGAAACGATTGTTTCTTTGTGGCAGGCAGGGCATTTTAAAAAAATTTTCATGGCAAGGCTTCCTAAATAATTTTCCCGGATTCTAGGTCAGATAGAATCTTTTTATTGTGATCGGCAACGTTGCTTTCAGTTGTGATGCCACAGCCGCCTTCACAAGTACAAGTTTTTTTATTTTTTCTTTCCAACAACTTCATAGAAATCAATGATGTTATAAAACATATGTTGGTATCAAGTTCTATGATGGCATGTGATAAGTTAGATTTTTTTTCTATTAATTCGTCGAGGGCGGCGGCAAGTTCCTCGGCAGTCATGTCTAGTTCTGGTATGTTTTCTTTGAACATGGTTTACACCGAAAAAACAACATTAAAATGACGGCCCGGAATTCTGTGAATGGAAGTGTCGCTTCCGCGTCCGGTCTTCAAAGTATAGGTTCCGGGCGATAGTCTGCCTTGCCAGAAGAACGGCCTGTTTCCGTGGATGGTTTCCATGTCAATTATCTGGCCTTTTTCATTGAGAAGGGTCCAATTCTTTTCGCGGCCAACCGCTACTCTAGCATAGCAAGAATCGCTTATGCCGCCATACTCTTTTGAAATAGTGTATATGTTATTTAGAACGCTTATCGAAAAGTCTTCAAACTTAAATAGAAGCTTTGGTTCCATGTTCTGTTTATTAATGTCGGGACTAGGAGTTTCGGGAGCATTGTCTTCCTGTTCGGTTTCCTTTGTTTTATCATGTTTTGTCATTTATTTGCCTCTCTGCAATTTTGATAATTCTTTAGCTATTTTGTTTTTCTGCTTTTCTAGGTTACTTCTTTCGGTTGGTGGAAGGTCATTAATGATTTCTTCCAACTGTGTAATTTCGTCTAAAACGTAATTGTATGGTGTTTTTCTTACCACGTTCTCCATCCTCGGTCCTTGGTTTTAATGAGATGTTCTAAATGTTTTTTAAAATAGATTTTTTCGCGATATCGAAAGTCCTGGTTGGATTGTCTTCGAACTTCCGGACTGTCATGGTTATACCAAAATGGGTTGTACTTGCGGTATTTAGAAAATTTTGGGAATTTTGAGTTTTTGCTGTAAATTCTATAAGTTTTAGACATATATAGTACTATAATTTATTTTTATTGAATATTATCAACTTTATTACAATATTCTATATAATTTTTGCTAAGATCATATTCTTCAATAATTTTTGTGAAATAATCACTAGCAAAGATCATATTCCTTTTTAGTGTCAAACCAACCAACAATTCCAAAAATTGTCATTGGCTTACCATCAATGATACTTTTACCAGATTCTGTTGATATTGTCCATTTACCAGGTACTAGTTTTTTCATTTTCTCTAAAGCAAATAGACTTTCTTGTTCTGTATCAAAATTCATTCCAATATTAAATTGCGACATATTGTTATCACCGTTATTATGATGTATTTTTATGATACTTGTAATAGAAGTATTTTTAAAAAAGTGTTTCATTTAAAAAAATGTTTATTGCTATATTTTTATGAACAGCCACACATACCCATATTCATTAATTTTGTTATTATCGTATATTCAGGAAGAATATAACCCATTAATATACCAACTAAAATACTAAGTATTATCCCAATAAATATCAACGATACCACAAACATAATTGTTGGTCCAACAATACGTTCCGATGTATCATTGTATGAATTTTCTTTTTGAAATTTCAAAACATAACGATATGTGAAATATGATATCAATAAACTAAAAACTATTGTAAATATATATGCCACTATATTCAAAAGTGATTCTGTGCGAGTACCTTCTATTAACACATTATATGAATAGTTGGTAGTATTTTGTAGTTTCGTTAAAATCGCTTGTGCAAGCGCAAACTCTTCCGGACTTAGTACCATGTTAATACACCAAATAGAATATTGTTTTATATGTATTTATAGTTTTTGGTAGCAAGTTCCTTTTTTATACAACTCGGGCACATAGCAGGTCCTCGCTCCGGAATCTTAACTTTACATTTAGTGCATTTTTTCATGACAGATCTTCCAAGTTTAGTGCTTTATGTAGTCTTCCATCGTCTATTCTTTCGATACCAATGTGACATCCAGTATGGTACCTGGTTCTTGCTTCATTAATCCTTTTAAGGCATCTCCACAAGCTCTTCCCCTTTGCCCAAGGGTGTTCAAATGAGGAGGCATTTGCTTAAACCCAAACAAGTTATGAGTTCGGTTTTGCTGTATCCTTATTTTACCAATATATACTAGTACTTACTAGTATATAAATGTTATGGTTGTGTTTTTCCTATTTATAGTTTTTGGTAGTAAAAAAAATAAAAAATATAATATATTTCATTACTTGAGTGGCCTTGGAACACTTGTCTTATATACGGGTTTTAATGGTCTAGGAACATGTTCATTGTTTCTGAATGCTATCCGTAAGTATATTGTAGTATCGCATTCATTGTAGTCAAGGGGCTCTGTTTCAGTGAATTTCTGATTACTGTGGTCGGATAGCCCAATGCCGCCGCCAGTTAAGTCATTGCATGATCTTGTGGCGTGCGCTTTTACACAACACGAAGTCGAACCATTAAAGAAATGATGGCCACCATCAGTAGTTGTATTATAGTATAGTGGGATTGCAGCGGATGTAGTATCATAACGGGTTATTGGATTTGTTTTTATAGCATCTATCCAGGTTCTTGGGTAATGATTACCGGTGCCAATATATGGATCAATTACTTCATAATGACATTTCTTGGTTCCAGGTTTCCAGACAACTTTTATCAGACCATTATCAGGATCATTGGAATCAATCTCGGCTTGTTCTGCTTCGGGTGTTCCGTTGCGATATGCCGTGAATTTTCCGAAGTCGTTTATGGGGTGTTCGAGTAAAACTGTCTGACCATATGGTATTCTATAAGTTCCAATGTATTTTCCAGATAAATATATTTCACAATCTGCGGCTTTTCCGATACCATTGTCTTTATGGCTGTTATGTAGTCGTATTCTGAAATGTTGGCCATGATTAAGAACCACATAGCCATCTGACGTTTCTTCTTGTGCCTCAGGGACACTCACACTGAATCCATTTAGGGTACTCATTGTTGTTTCCTCCATTCGAAAGCATTTTCAATGCAATCGGAGTAAGGTCCATATAGGACCACAAATACGTCACCTCCTAACAATGTATTAAAAAATATATGGATCAAATTTCAATTAGATTCGATCCTGCTTGAATATCTGACTTTTTTCCAGAACACTTGCTATTGGATACTTTTATGGTGCTTGATACTGGATTGAATGGATCCACTGTAACATAACAGCCGCCAGTGGTAACCAACTTACAATTCTTGACTTCAGCATAAGATTGTCCGATTGCATGAATTCCGTAATAGCCTTCAATGACACAATTATCGAAGGTTACATGGGCTTGTTCAATTAGGTAGGTTGCCCCACCAGTAGAATCATGACGGTTCTTATTGCTTTTTAGCGTGGAGTCTTTAATGGTACCAGTGCCGTCTCGTACCATAAATCCGTATGATCCAGTGGTTTTTGTACAGTCCATGTTAAGGTTTTCTATTATGAAGTCGTTTACTTGCCAGACGGTTACTTGGCTATCAGTTCGGATGTTGGATGCAGAAATGCCGTCTTTTGAACGTTCCCGAAAGTCATCATTGCCATATAGTACAAGGCCTTCTCTGCAATTCCAGGATTCTGAATCGCGAACTTGGCTATTGTGACAGGTATCTAATATGATTGCTTCAGCGCCACAATTTTCAGAATATATGTTGGATACAATTTCGTCTGTTCCGCTACCAGAACCATTGTTTCCGAGGTATATTCCAGAACCCCAAGAATTAAGTAGTTTGAGATTGTGGTAATTTCCGTTGGTTCTGAGGGAGCCTACTAGTATCAGGCCTTCGCCGTCGTGTGGCTGACCATCGGTTTGTTTTGCTCGATTACCGTCTAACGTTAAATACGCTACTTCAAAGTTTTCATAACCGAGATCGTATGCTTTTGTTGCACGTATTAACATTAAGGCGACGTGACGATCCGGACTTCTTTGACCAGGCATCATTTGAATTATGGTTTTGTCTTCACCAGCACCATATATACGCATGGCCTTATCAAGTACCGGGAAACACGTATAGAATATGTTGCTTCCATCTGGATTTAAAGCAAATTTATGTTTTGCAGACAAAAGATATTTTCCGGAATCTATGTATAGGCTTCCGCCATCTGGTACCGCATCAATGGCTTTTTTGAATAGGTCAACAGCATCGGAACCAACAGAAACCTTACCTAACTGTCTGCTAGAAGTTTTTGCGATAATGAAATCGTCTTCAGTATAGATGGTTACGTCGTATTGGGTCGATACATCATTTTGTACAGACGAACCTTTTGGATCTTCAAAACCAATACTTTCAGTTATGATGGGTTGTTCTTCGCATGTACAATCACAGTCATATTCTGTTTCTTCTTCCGGCATTTCTATTTCTGGTATGTCGGGAAATTCCATGTTCAGAAGGTCGTCGTTCATGCTAAAGGCGGTTAACGTAGTTAGCATAAGTAAAATAATTGTGGATAATATTAATTTTTTCATGAAGACTCCGAATTACTTTTATTGAGGGTTTTCTTGAATTCTTCAAATGCTTTTATTTGTTCGTCTGTCCATGATTCTATAGCAGCTACATCAGGATCAATTGCACTTTCTATCCGGACTGTTTGGATGGGGGGACGTAGCGATAAATAAATTTTGCTGGTCTCATTATAGAGCCGTAAGTATTTTTCATACCAAAATTTGTCGCGAGTACCATCATCTCCTATTGGGAGCACAAATTCATTATTGGAACCATCCAATACTGATTCTATTCGAGATAGTTCGCGTTCATAACGATTCAGGATAGTTGGAGAATATTGGTTGACACGCTCGGCTATAGTGGCAGACAAAAAAGCATCTGCTGTTTGTGTAGCTTCTTCTGCCTTTTCTCGGGCTGCCTTCATATGTTTCCAGATAGCTACTTCGGATACGTCGACGCCATATTCTTTTAGTAGAATTCCTTTTAGTTCTTTTGAAGTGAGAGTACAATTATCAATGATGTATTGTTTTGCTTCTTCCGTTATTACACAGGGGGTTGCCATTATGTTTCACCAAAAATATTATAAAAATTTGCTTTCATATAATTGCGTTACAAGATGTATTGCTTCTTGTTTGTTCTGACAGCCTTGCAACGCAAAAGATTCTTGCCAGCAAGGTATATCCTCATCATTGACGTCTACATATAAATCAAAAAAACACTTTTCCGGAATTGCGCGATTTAAAAAAGCAACGGAACTTTCTAAGTCCGTTAGCTTTTTTTCTTTCACACATTCACCACACAAATAAAGTTCCAGGGTGACGATCTTCATATTCTTTTCGCCTTCGTATAATTTCGTTGTCTAACGTTTCTATTAAGTCATGTCGGTTTTCCTTAATACATTTATCTCGGAGTCTTTCTGCCATTCCCATTACATAGAATATGTTGGACTTTTTTGAACCAAGCAACTCAATTATTGCGCTTATTCGGGTATCCAAGTCTAGTGAAACTTTGTTTTCGTATGGGATTTCGATTATTACGTTTTTGAATTCTCTAATCGGATTAAGTTCTATTGTGTCGTATAATTCCACCCAGAACCTGGTATCGTCGTCCAAAGCATATCTGTCTAGCTGGGACCGACTAAAAAAATTTTGATTCATTTAATAATATCACCATTGATATTGATTAGCCATACGATATGTGACTAACATCTGGAGGAATTTTAGAATTCTCCGCTTTCATGGCTTTTTCTTTTGCCTGTGCTTCCTGGGCTTGCTTAATAACGTAATCTAGGGTATTGCGTTTGATTGACGAAAACGTTTCTAGATCCATTTCGGGTTGCAGATCCAATATAACTACGTCAGCATGTGTAATGGTTCCCTGGGAATTATATTCTTTTCCGGTCACGGGATCAACTTCATGGAGATAGAAATCAATGCCAACCATTGCATTAGGTTTTATGTCGGTTGCGAAAAACTTGTTACCGCCTGCGAAAATTATGTATTTTGCAGGATTTTCAGTATCAGCATTTTCGCTTTCACAGGAACAACAATTTTCGCCTTCGCTTTCTTTATTTTCTAGTTCGTTCCAGGTAGCTATAAATTCATCGATGAAGGAATTAAGGCGAGTTTCAATTATTTCGTTTAGTTCGGATTTCAGGGTTTCCAAATCTTCTTGTGTAACTTCAGTCATTTTCTTGTCCTCGAAACTATTTTATTATTTTAGTTTTTTTGAATAAGCTTTCTGATAAAATACGTCAAATGCTGAACCGGATATTTGGTCTAGCCAGAACCAGTCTTGTTGTGAAATGGTTCTTTTGTCATATAGCATTTTTTTATCGTAATAGAATTCACGGTCGGTTATTTCTGGTAATAAAATTTCGGTTGAAATAAGGTCACAATTTTCGCATTGCAATTCGCCTCGAACATTGTACCGGAGCAAACTACTACATTCATCGCAACGTAGGTCTACTCCGGTTCCAAAATCTTCTGTACATCCCACACATGAACTCGTTGTTATCGGATGAGTTCCGAATTTTTGCATGGTTTTCCGTTCGCGAATGTATGCTGCTTTTTCTTCTTTTGTTTTGAAAAATATTTTGGTTTTTTTGCCGCAAATACTTATCACTAAAAAGATAGGTTTTTTGGGTTTTACGTATTTGCGGTTGCGTATTTTCTGTTGCTCTATATAGTGGTACTTGCACAAGGAATGTAATTTGTTGACAGTATCCTTGCGGCCATATGCGTTATCCTCAGATAATTCTATACCACATATATAACAATGATTACGATCGGATTTCAAAAAGAGTCACCAAAACAATATTATTAAAATGTATTTAATACTTTTCTAGTATATAAAGTTTTTGGTTGAAAACTATTGAAACTATTGTTGAAGTTGATCTTCCAGAAGGTTTTGATAGAAATCCCAGGCAACATATATGTCCGGAAATTCCAGGACGGTATTATAACTGGTTATTACTTTTATATTGTTTGGTGTTTTTATGAAGTCAAAATATTCGGAAATTTGGTTTGTGTCAAAATCTATTATGTTCATGTGGACTTTGCCATAACGACGAATTGTTTTTATGTACTTCATGTAGATGGCTATTGGTGGCATTATATAGGTGGCTAGAAATTTAGGGTAGTTTACTTGGTAAATGATTGGCCAGTTATCGAAGTTTGTCATTGTAATATCCATCTTGTTATGTTTTAATTGCCATTGGATGTTGTGTTCTTTTTATATATTTCCATTAATACGGATATGTTTTTAGGGATGTCAGATAATGGTCCACTTTTGTACCAACACTTATAACCAGACGGTTGCATAATGCGAAGGTCTTCACGGTAATTTCCTCTACCTATCCATCCCCAGTTCGGGAGTATGTCTCCATTTAGAAATCTAATTTCTGTTGTTCGGAAGTATTTTGGCACGTGGTAGTTTTCATTGTGCCTAATACAATACAAAATTGTATGATAATCTTCATCTTTTTCATCTAGTGTTCTTTTTGTGCAATCGCCTGCAATTACCAAAACATCCGGTAATTCTGGTACGTAAAAGTAACACATACCTCTGGAATCTGGACCAAGTATTTGAATATTCATGGTGTGTAGTTAGTTGTTTTTGTATTTATACGTTTTGGTTAATCAGTGTAGATATGAGCACTCGCAGAAATCGTTGTTAGACTACCGGGCAAAACATTAAGATCATTTGCAATTTTTTCCTGGAGTTTAGCGAGGCCATAAACGTTTGTGGGCCAGGCTTGTAATATATCATGGCTTCTAAAGAAATGGGTGGCGTATAGTTTACCTAATCGTAGTTTATAATCTGCGACAATTTGACATGGGTGATGCATATTGGTTTCTAGGTCTTTTTCGGGTAGCCATAGATAGGCTGTTGCTCGACGTGTTGTGGGATGATCTTTTAGAAGTTTCGTGATGTAGTATATTTGGCGAGACATGCGCTCGTTGTAGGTGTAATCGAAGCCTTTACAATCATAGGAAAAGTCCATTAATTGTTCTGCATATATATTAAGGGCATTTATGTCCCAACTAGAATTTTTTATTGGAAAACCTTCTAGTGGTTTTTTAATTTCAACAACAAAGTTCTGAACTTCGCGAGTCATATTGTGGTCTTCAGTGATTATATTGTTTCCAACACGTTTTATATAATTTATTATATAGTTCCAGGCGTCAGAACTATTATTAAAAATGTTAAAGGTTGTCATTGTAGTTCTGAAAACAAATAATTTTGTACAACATCGTTACATGCTATTATACATCCATTTTTTGCTAAGTCTTTAACCTTAATAGTAACATAACTACCTCCTGACTTAAACTTAATTGGATTAAGTGTGCATTCCAAAATTTCTGTGGTTAATCGAAGCTTATCGACGTCGAAAAATATCCATGCTTCGGACTTTCCATTAGCATTGAGCCATCGATATAAATAATATTTAGCAAATGTTCCGTCAAGTATTTTATGGTATTCAGTATAAGTATAAAACGGTGTGGAATATCTTAACATAATGGAATGAAAGGCATTCCAGATGTTTGGATTCTCAATAACTCTTTGAGCAATTGTATCCGATACCAAACAAATATGAGAATCTACACCTAATTTCATGTCTTCTTCTGGCAAACATTTTTCAATGGTTGCAATTTTTGGGAGCAATGACATTATAATATTATCTGCTTCTTGATCATACTTTTTAATGTCTTCTATTTTTTTTAATGCATAATCATTTGTCATGTTTTAACCTCCTAATAAAACGTATTTTAACCAGTATGTACTATTACACCTAATTTAGATCGTTCATTCAAGGAGTTTTACAATATGGCATATGTTTATATAGCGGACATCTTGGATTATCACAATCCCTAATTTCATCAGGATAGCAATTCATGCAATCTGCACAAAATGCTAGTATAGCTTCTTTACGTGAGAGTTCTTTGCTTGCTTTGAAATCAGTTAATTCTTTAACTCCTTTGGCTCTTTTCATTGAAAATCACTTCTATATATAATTGCGTTTAGTTTTTCCAATTCCTCGAGACTCCAGGAATATGGTATTGTATTATGGCCTTTCAGAACACGCTTTTTTAGATTTTCTTCAGAAAATTGATCTTGTTTAGCCATCCTAACCAATGATACTACTATAAAATTGCCAACATTATCCACAATCATTTTTATGGTGTCTTCAGTTCCGGCTGTTTCTATTTGCTGGAAGTTCATGGTTAGGTCAATGTCTTGGCCAAGAATGCCATTTCGACGTGACATTCGGCCATATTCACGATGGCCCTGTATAGTAAAAGAGTGACCATCTTGTTCTAGATAAAAGTTAGTGTTATGTAATTTATTGAGTTTTTCTATCGCTGCTAAAAAATCAATTGCTTTAGCACTCTTTCCAAACCGTTCTACAAAGCTTTTCTTTGTACGAGTTCTATTTACGTTTTTTAATAGTGTTTCGAGTGTCGGTATAGTCAGTATAGTCGTCTTAATCATTTTAATTCACCTCAAAAATTTTGCCAATAAGAATATTATTATTATATATGTTAAGCCATGTTTCGTTTGTGGTTTCTTGCCAATCTGAAAAATAGGCATTTGGCCACATTTTAAAAGTTTCGATCATACATTTATCTATAGAGTCATATGATTTTGTGTCATTTAATACTAGTTTATACATGATTTAACTCCTACGTACAATAATAGTGCTTAATCGTATTTATAGGTTTTGGTCAAAAAAATTTATTTTAGTAGTTCTAGAGTTTCTGCTTTCAAACTACTATTATCTTTGAAAATACCGCGTACCGCGGATGATTCAGTAACACCCGGTATTCTAGCACCTCGAACTGACATACATGTATGGGTTGCATTAACTTTTACCATTACACCTTTTACATTTGGAATCCAAGTCATAAGGTAGTCTGCTATTTGGCACGTCATATTTTCTTGTAGTTGCGGTCTCGACGCAAACTTGCGAACTGTTCTTGCTATCTTACTAAGTCCTACAATATGAGTACTTGGTATGTATGCCACACTAGCAGTACCTGAAAATTGCATCAAATGATGTCCACAAAATGAAGTAAATTCAATGTCTTTTACTATCACTAGGTCATCACTCATAGCAGGAAATATGCCCTTGCCTTTTTCTAGATCATCCCAATTTCTCCATTCTTCAAATTCCGCCATCATGCGCTTGATACGATTTTCTGTATTTTGTTTTGCTTCTTCATCAAAAAGATCTTCGGGAAAATATAAACCTATTGTTTTCATTTAATCAATCCTAATAAAAATTATTTACTTAGATGTGTTCTTCTGCACTATTATCAGCTGATTCATGAACAGTAACACTAACATGGTCATTATAACCGCTAAGATCCGCAAGTAAAGCCATATCGGCTAGTATTTTTTTTGCTAGGTTTTCCGCAGTTGGGTTACCAGACATTATAGTAACTTTTAAATTCATGACATTTAATAATTCTACTAATGGGTCATCCATGTTCAAAATGGTTCTATGGTCCCAGGTATCCTTGAAGTAATTTTTGATTGTTCTATAGTCTAGTAGCATTCCGCATTGGTCCATTTCTCGGTTTGATTCAATTTCAATTTCAACGACCCATGTATGACCATGTAAGTGCTTGCAATTTCCATTATATCCTAAAAGCCTGTGCGCGGCATCAAAAGTCACTCTTTGTTTCAATTTCATATTTGTTTCTCCGTATAATAGTATTTTTTATTGATAGTATTTAAAGCATTTGGTACACATTTTCTGTTTTTGAAGGAAAGTAACTATTTATGTTTTTTTGTGTTTCCGCCTTTTTCTTTTCTTGTTCAAAATCTTCTATAAATATACCAGATTTTTTATAGTCATTGTATGTTTTTTGGTATCCGTGTTGGTTATAATCATTTAGAAAGTTTTGCATAGTAATGACTGTTTTTGTTTCGTTTAGTGATCTAGCGTACTTTAGTAAGGCATCATAATCGTCGACTAAAGCATTAATTGTTTTGTTGACTTCAACAAATTGATATAAATTATGTAGCGATATTATAATTGGTACCAACTGATTATCCTGGCTATACATGAAGTCTATATTAGTGTTTCTACAGTATGGACAATTACAGGGCAGAGTTTTCATTAGTTTTTGTTTGTTACGGCCAAATAACAAAAAATATCGAGCTGACATCGGCAAATAATACATACGAGTCCTTGATCCCATGTTAAAGGTAGAAGAATCAAAAGTTATTTTTGTGTTAAAGTGGTGTGATAACATTGCCAAGGCTAACATATTTTGTATACTACTCATACCAAAGAAGTGAATGTTGTTGAGTAAATTTTTTGCGTTGTTTTCATGTAAAACCATATAGCCAAGGGTTTGCAGAAAAACATTACTAGATGGTTTGATACCAATTGCCCAGCCATCAAAATTAAAGTCTTTGACTGCATTATACCAGGTTTTTATTTGTGTCAGGTTATGACCATGCAAAATATTATATAATTTGAAGTTATAATTTTCTCGACTATTTTGAAATATTTGAAAATTTTCCAATGATCTTTTAAGAGACGTATTAAAATCATTTACAATCGGTTCATCAAGATTCATTCCAATATCTGCATTTTTTTCAATCCATCGCAATATATCTATTGGCTGAATACTAATAGGTTTTCCTTTACGAGTAAATGATGCAATTTGGAATCCGCCGCTATCTACAAGCAACTTTAAGTTTGATGGATAACCGTATGTCTTTCTAACGTTTTCGATGTCAATATTGTAATATGCATTTACTAATGCATGATCATGCTGAAAAGCAGACTTTTCTGTAAAATATTTAATGTCATATCCATTAAACTCTAATTCAGGATGATTTTTCCAGTAGTTTTCAAATTGTTGTCCATTAGCCGGTACATAAATTGATTTCATAATAATTCCTGGATGATTTTATTTATTACGGTCTGGTACTGATATTTTTTCACAAAGTTTTGAATATAATGCCTATCTTTGTCAGTTGCATTTATCGCTGAATTAATATAATTTTGTATTTTATTTTCATTAATGTATCTACATAAATGTGGTACTGTTTCTTTAAAAGACAATTTATCCGGTACAATCGGAATACATCCACAACACATACCTTCAACTACACCGATGCCAAACGTTTCTTGTTCTGAAGGAGCGATTATTCCAGATGCTTTACTTAACAAATCATAGTATTCATTTTTAGTTCTTTGTTTATCTAGGCTTACTATAATATTGTTATTTTCTCGGAGTTTAAGTACTTTTTGGTAGCCTTTTTCAATGGATTTACGACCAGTAAAAACAATATAAGGTTCTTTGGGTATATTACCGTATTGCAATGTCAAACCTTGTACATCTATGGGAAATCCAACTACTTTTACTTTATCTTCAGGTACTGTTCTATTAGATATTAGTAGATCTTTATGGAATTGAGTTGCAACAAAAATTTTGTCGCAAACCTGAAACCAAGATTCTTCGAGTCCTTTGGCCCATGAAGTCATTCCTGTTTGGGCAGTTAAATCCCACGGATCGTATGTACCAGCATGCAGGTATCCGGATATTTTAATATCTTTTTTGAGTAATGCTTTTATATAGGGCAAAACTTCTAAACCTGGATTCCAGAGGTCTGTAAAAAATATTGTGTCACTAGATTTAATAGTATCAAATTGTTTAAGTAAATTAGTTAATTGTGTTAATTTCCAAATATTGGTTCCTATGGGGTCCAGAAAAAACTTTCCTTGCAAGTTACAATCAAATGATTCGCCGAGAATGATTTTGTTTGGTATATTATTGAATTCGAAAACATCCTGAAAATATTTGAGCCATTGTATAGAATATCTTTGTTCTAAGGGTTCCATAGGCATTAAAAAAATAGTCATTTTGTCCAAGCACCGCCTTTTGCAAACTGAAGTTTTTTACAATTCCTGCATAATGAATTAGGATGATTTTTATTAATATTATTTATGTTGGTTATGTGCCCAATTGGATATTTATTGTTGTAGTCGTTACAACACGATACAATAGATCCATCCCACAACACAACACAATAATTATATTTTAAGAAGTAACATTCTTTTGATTCGGGCATTTCACTTTTGGTATTGATTTGTGATGCCCAATTATCCTGTAATTTTTGTTCGTGGACTATGTTGGGCCCGAATTTAAATACAGAAAGGTCATTTTCTGTTATGGTATGTATTCGTATATTGGTGTCGGGATAGTTTTCACATATACTAAGAAATTTATTAACGTTATCAATGTAACCGGGTTTATTATAAAAGTAATCACAAGCTATTCGAATTAATTTTGGTTCAGATCTTAAAACATTATAACCAAAATCTTTTAATAATAATCCATTTGTACTAAATTCGCAGTTAACATTATATGTCCAGAATATTTTTATAATATCTGGTAATTTTACATGTAATAATGGTTCTCCCATGTGGTGTAATGCAATATACGTTTGGTTGTTTTTTTGACAATATTCCGCAACTTTTTTTACTATTTCAACAGATACATAACCTTTTGGTCTTGTCATTTTATTATGTGGGCAATAACTACAATTAGCATTACAATAATTAGTGGTTTCAAGCTGATAAATTTTCATACTATAGTTTATGCGCTTTTAGTATAAAAAGGTTTTGGTTAGAAAAATTTAGTCTTCTTCTTCGTTGTTATCATCTTCTATATCTTTATCTTTTTTGTTATAAGGCATATGCGGATATAATGGACAATTTATGTTATTACAATCACGAAGATCTTTGTCTTCGTACTCGCCCATACAATCAGCACAAAACGCTTTTATTGCTCTTTTTGGAGGTAGTGTTTTGTAGTCTTTACGATATTGTAATAGTTCTTTTACACCTTTAGGTTTTGACATTTTTAATACCTACTTATATATTTGTATCCTGATATTCGTCACGACTTGTTTTCATAAATTGTTCTTTTGGAATACAATAAATTAAACTAGATGTTTCGAGTTTAACAGTATCAGTCGTTTTAAGCAGTTTAACATTTTCTTGTGATATACATGCCATGATATGACAACTCGATAAAATATCGCCGGGAACCAAATTTAAATTATTAAGCATTACTTCGTAGGTTATAAGATAACCCTGACTTATAAAATAACGTATTGTATCATAATTAGCAACTTCTGATTGTCCTCCTGCACCAAAATATAGGTGCGAAACAATGATATGCTGTTTAAGACACTGATATAATTTGTCTAGAATAACATCTATGGATTGATCGCCTACAATAAAAAGAGTTTGAAGGCCTTTGAGCCGGCCTTCTACTTCTTTTCCTACCCAAAAGTTACTTTGGGACAATTTTAACGCCTTCCTCTTCTCCTGTGATTGTGTACTTCTTCCACCTTCCTCTTCCTTCCCTGATGTCTCGGAGTATTGCTTTAACCTGTCCTTTGGTCTTTTTAGGGTCATCATCGGGCCTTGTTTCAATAACCATGCTAACAATGTCGTTGACGGTAGCCGCTCCGGTTACAAGGGCAGTCTCAATTGCATCGGCTCTGCTATTCTTGGTGTCAAACATTTTCTTTTCACTCTCCATATTGTTCTGGTTTTGTTTGGTCTCAACGGGCAATACAATGGTCTGGATCGTTTTGCTTGTAAACTGTCCTAATTCGTTTCGACCAGCAATAGTCTCGTTTTTTTGTCCTTTTACAAACTGGCCTTTTTCATTTCTGTATTGCACAATATATCACTCCTCATACCTTAACAAATACATATAGTACCTTTGAGAATATATAGTTTACGCCACAACATCAAAATAAGGACAAAATAAAAAAATTAAAATGATTGTATAAAAAAAATAATAATTTTTGTTTGGTAAAACCAGTAGGCTAATATCAGTTTTTTAAATTACTTAAAAATTAGGTCACGCGAACTTATTAGTTCACGCGAATTTAGTCATACCTACAACTGCATCCGTTTTCATTATCTTCGGATACTGTAATAACGATTTGTCGGTTAGGATAGATTGAATTAATAGATTTATATAAGTTGTCTGATATTGTTTCACAACTTCCAAGATCTGTTTTATTTAGTTTTGGTATACAAAAAGTTTCAACGAAATGTTTAAATAATATAAATTCTATATCACGTTCGTTATGTTTTACTTCAATACAAACCTTTACATGAAAAATGTGTCTGTGAGAACTACGTAAAAAGGATACTTCTTCGGGTGCGTTTGGATAAGAATGAAAACCTTCGAACTGGGTATTAATCCAAATAAATTTTTTGTTCATATATAAACACCTAAAAATCAAATAAAGTCTTTGTTTTTTTAGCTGGCTTAACTTCCTTTTTGATTTTAATTTCAGATAAACCAAGTAGTTTACGTTCTTTAGTATCACATCCAAGTGCTAGGGCAACTTCGTTCCAGTCTATATGGGCTAGATTACATATATTTCGTTGGAATTCTTGTTCACTCCAAAAATAAAAACGTTTTGCCAGACTTTTTTGGAGTTCAAAGACCTTAGATTCTTTTTCTTTTGTGGCTTTGGGATATTTTATAAAAGCATTTTTATCAGACAAACCTAAATAAAGTAGATCGGTTACCATTTTTTGATCACAAAAAAATAAATATTGGTTAATTGTATTACACCAATATAAATCTTTTGTAGAACCCGAACACCATCTAACTAGTGGATATACTAGTTTTGGATCAACATTTTCGGGATGACCAGATTTTAATGCTTTCATAGAGTTAAGCATAATTACTCCATAAGTTTATAGAACATGGCTTCTATTACAATTTGTGGCCATGAACCATCTTTTAGGTGTTTATAAGCTTCACATATCTCTAAAATAGCTAATTTTTTGTATATGTCTGATTCTGAACTATTAAAAATGACAGTTTCTAAATCTTTTAAGAATTGTTCATTATCTATACTTTTATCTAAATATGTTTGACGTGCATTTATAAAATCCTTCTTTTTAATTAAGTCAAAAATTACTTTTGCAAAAATTGTTTCATTAACTAACTTGGATAAAGTTACGCCATCTTTTAGTTCTTGAATTTTATTAATCGATGCACGTAAATCAGAACCGTTGTGTTCCACAATTTTTTCAAGCGCTGCTAGTTCATATGATATTTTTTCTTGTTTACAAATAAATTCTAAACGCTTTATAATATCTTCTTTTTTAATGTTAGAAAAATCTATTTTAATGCATCTGCTTTGTAATGGATCGTCAACACGATTGATATAATTACATGTAAGTATAAACCGACAATTACCAGCATATTGTTCCATTAAGTTTCGTAGGGAATCTTGTGCTGAATTAGTTAAAGCATCGCATTCATCGAGAATACAAATCTTAATATTAGAATCTTTACTACGAGTCGATGCAAAAGTTTTAACTTTTTCTCTTATGGTGTCAATTCCTCTTTCATCTGAACTATTTAAAATAATATAATCACATTTTAATTTTTTTACAATAACTCTAGCTAACGTAGTTTTTCCTGTACCAGGTGGACCAGATAATAAAAGATGTGGCATAGAATCATCTATATCAAAATTTAAGTTTAGACCCACTATATCTTCTAGAATTTGTGGCCGATATTTTTCTACAAGTAATGTCATTTTATTCCTCCAAAAAGGTTATTTAGGTTTCTTCAATAACTAACGGAGAAACCATCCATTTAATAGTAGAATCAGGTTCTGTGCTGGTAATAAGTATTGGATAATCTTCATTAAACGCTACCATTACTTTACCAGTAATTACAGAAATAAATTCCAGAAATGTTATTCCGTATTTAGTTCTTACATCTTTATAATCGACTTTTGTTTTGGTTGTTAATTCGTCTGATTCTTTTTCGCCGGTCTTAACATAGAAAATATTATTTTTTACTTCTGCTATAACACCAGTTTTTTCTGATCGTAGTGTTGCAGTATTCTTTTTAATTGTTGTAAAAACATTACTATCTAATTCAAAACCGCCGTCATGAGCTAATGTTGGTAATGTTTCTAAATCACAATTTATGTATTTTTCGTCTACCATAATAATTTTTGCGTCATTATTGTCAGAATTTATTATAAATGCATTTTCTTTAATAGATAATTCAACATTTCCTGACATTGTACCTAAAACGGCTAACAATCGTGGAATGTTTCCTATTGGCACGTTCATTGGTGTATAATCCAAGAAAACGTTTTTCCGGAGTAGGCCAGTTACTGCACCGCAATTGCTTATATCTTTTACGGTCAGGGTTAGCCCCTCAGGACCAAACTTAAGTATGCCTTCGGGTATGGCTCCGTTTATGCTAACTTTTTTTATAAAATCTGCTAGAGTTTTTGCACTTGTCTTTATAGTATCACAACCTTCTAAAAATGTTATTAAAACAAGTTAACGTTAATAGTATTTAAAGGTTTTGGTAAACCTTGATTATTTTCCAGCACATCTGATATGGAGACGATCTGAATAATTGCAACCAAGTCGGCATGCTACCTTCCAGGTGTTTTTGCCGGAAATCGATAGTTTTTGGTTATTGTCGCCAGCTGGCATCAACCAGGTCCTAGAAGGATTTAGATCCGTGTTCTCAAACATATCTTTGATTTCAGCTTCCAAGAAGGCCCACGGTAAATTACCAACAACAAACTTAAAGTAAATGTTTTTGCGGCCACTATCCGAAATTTTTAACCAATTGGTTATAAACTCATTGCGGTCCTTGGAGGAAGTAAAACAATCCTTCTTGGGACTAATAACCATAATATTGAAGCGTTTAAATAGTTCTTCCTGGTTGTTTATGGTACCGTTGGTTTCGATGTCGAATAGTTGACCGGGTAAACCGTTCATGATTTCAGAAATGGCAGTGGGTTGTAGCAACGGCTCGCCGCCTGTAAAGATTATTCGACTGTTCGGATAAGTTTTCAGGTAGTTTTGGATACGACTTATCACAGAAGACGTTTCAACTTCTTCGACCCTATCTTTCTGTGGAGAATCGCAGCCTTTACAAGATCTATTACATTTTGATAGTCGAACGAATATAGCTGGCCTTCCTACAGCAGGGCCTTCTCCTTGTAGGCTATAAAATATTTCGCTTAGGTTCATCATTGTTTTCATAGTTATAGTTTAGTTTTAGGTGTTTAAATACTTTTTGGTTAACATAAAAAAGGTGGATGGAAACGACGGATCAAGTGGGCATCAGGGGGCGACCTCCTCCGCGTCGATGATCTGATTCAGAGATGCTCGTTGTTCTGGGGTCACCTCCCTGCTGAGAACGGCCTCCCAGCCGCTCTCAGTGAGTTGGCGATCCTCCTCCTGCCAGCCTTCCTTATTCATCAAATCTGCCTGGAAGGAACATGCAAAATGCCTCTCTTGGACTCTCTGGGTATCGGAGCATTGCCCGCAACAGGCGGGCGCGATGGCATACTCTCTGCCTGGCAAGGGGGCAATCCCCCACGGGCAGCCTTCCAGCTCTCCGGGGTATGGGGCGCGGGCCATCTTAGGCCACCTCCTCGACCTCTATCATGGCGAGCATGTCGTCGATGATCGCTATCGCCCAAGCCGTCTCGCCTACGGATA